TGATATACAGAAAGCAATCGCTCCATTGATGGCTGGTATCAAAGGTCTTATACCAAATATTGCTTTACCTGATTTTGGGGGAATGCTAAGTAAAGCGATAGGTGCTATTCAAGGTCTTATGAATCTTCTTGCTTGTGAAGATTCTGAGTGTAAGTTAGACTTAGATGTTGAGTTGAACAAAGGACAGACAGGCAAGAAAGATATGGACTTTGCTAAGATGATTGGGATGACAAACCTTATGAGTAAAACTGGTAAAGGTATTGATGGTATGATGGACAATATTTTTCCTGGTATGACTGGAGATCCAGGACCTATGAGCGAGTTAGAGAAATTAGCAGGTCCTTGTAATCCATATGACCCTGAGACATGTCAACCACCTAGTGTGCAGTTCTTTGGTGGAGGTGGTATCGGAGCATTTGGTCAGGCAGTTGTCAATGAAATAGGACAAGTTGTGGGTGTAGACATGAAAGATCTTGGTTTGGGATATACTGAGACTCCATATGTATCGTTTGTAGATAATTGTGACAATGGTAGAGGTGCTACTGGTATAGCAGTTGTAGAGGATGAGAAAGTTGTAGAGGTTATTATGATAGAAACAGGTGATGGTTATCTTGGATCTGGTAGTACTGGAGGAGAAGAGGTGGTTGGCGTTATTGATGGTGCAGATGTTATCAGCACAGGTACAGGATACCAACCAACAGACACAGTATCAACAGATGATGGTTGTGTGATGACACCAGAGGTAATCAATGGTAGAATAGTAGGACTAAAAGGATCTTGCCCAATGGGAGGTGGTTTATCTGCTCTTGCTGTGAATAGTTCTACTGGTTATGGTGCAGTTCTAAGACCTAGAACAAAATTTGTGCCAGTGAAAGAATATGCATCACCTAGTGTGCCAAGCACAAGTATCCTCACTGTAGTAGATTGTCCTAGAGGTTCGTAATGTCAAAGAATAAAGTACCACCAATAATAATACATCATCCCCATGATGGCGAACTAAGGCTCGGTAGGGAAGATAAAGATGTATTAAGAAAAGCAGATTGCCAGTTGAAAGCAGGATCAGATGCAGTCTTACGTCTATTCAGAGATGGTGGTTGGGAACTGAGATCTAAAAGAGGTATAGAGGTAGATAATCCTGGTTCTAATATTATACAGTCAGGATCAGGACCTCTTTGTATAAAGGTAGATGGAGACTTCAATATTGAATGTGGTGGTGAGTTCAACGTGAATGCTGCAAAGATAGTTATGACAGCAAATGACGCTGTGGATGGTAATATAAAACTAAATGCAAATCAGGATTTCTTTGCAGAAGCAAAGAAAACTGCTAAATTGAATGGTAGTAATGTGCAAGTCATTGCAACACAGAATCTTATAGCAAGATCAGATGCTGCACATGTATTGCAAGGAGGGTTTGTTCATGTACATGAAAATAACTCTAAGATCATACCACCATCACTCAAAGAATTCATTAGTAAAATACAAAAATGAATATACCAGATATTTTCTCAGGTAAAATCGTAATAGGACCTGAACCACATGTTGATCAATCAGTAAAGACTTTAGATGGTGATAAACCATTTGTAGGCACACTTGCTGCTTCAGGACCTGCGTTCATAGGTAAGCATGCAGGAGGTTTTGCTAAAGGAGTTCTCAATGTAGGAACGGATTTAGGAGGATTTTCACCTGGTGTCAAGGGTAGAGCAGCACATATAGAGGGAGATGTAAGAGTCAATGGGGAGAAAGGACCTAATCATGTTTATATTGACGGTAATGTATTCGTCACAGGGACTGTTGATTGCTTATCAACAGGAAGATTAGAAGCAAGACATAAAGTCGCTGATTCATTACCTAAACCATTTGATATGGTTCATCCTAGCAAAGGTGAGGGTCACAGACTTAGGTATGCTTGTATTGAAGGACCTGAGGTTGGTGTATATTTTAGAGGTAGAACACAGGACAATGAAATTTTCTTACCAGATTATTGGAAAGACCTTGTGGTGATTGATAGTATCACGGTTCAAACACAACCAGTTGGATCAGCACAGATATTATAGTAAAAGAATGGGATGATAATAAGATAACACTTGAAGGTGTTACTGATTGTTTTTATCATGTATACGCTGAGAGGAAAGACGTCAACCCACTCGTGGTTGAGTATCAAGGAAAAACTTGGGAGGATTATCCAGATCCTAATTATGACGATTCTAACTATTCTAGATAAGTATAAATACAAAAGTAATAATATATCAGCAAATGGCAGCGAAAGAAGACTATTCACCAACAAAAGCTACGATTAGATGTAAAGGTAAGATTCCACCCGATGGTCTCATATCTCTTCCTGATGCGTGGGCAAACAAAATCAAACCAGAATCATTAGTTGTGCAAATAACACCATATGGTGTATGGCAAGAACTATACATTGAATCAATAAACTATGGTGGAAGACAGGTTCAAATCAAAAACAACTTAGGTGCTAGTATTGCAGGACAGTATAATGCTATGGCAAACGTCAAAGACGGAGAAACCATTTCAGATTGACATAGGTAGTCTTTTGCGTTATATTAGGGAGAACTACAAATCTCCCATGAACATTGAAGAATACGTCAGTAAAATCGAAATCAACATCCCAAGGGCATCAGTAAAAATCCATGGGTGTGATGGTCAGGTGCAAACAATTGATTGCGATGATGCTGACCAGTTCTGCACAATTCATCAAATGTCAAAAAAGGCAGTTGAGATTGATGAAGAGATAGAATTGTTATACATATCCTAAAGACAAAAATCATGATACAAAAATTAGTCAGTCAGATTCCAACTTCAGATTTTGTAAAACTCAATCTTGAGACACAATATTATACAAAGAAGGAAGTGAATCAACTAATTGCCGAAGCAGTAGAGGAGGCAAGGAGGATTGACGAGGAGTCAATGCGTAAGCATAATAGAGATGCCACTGTCATCAGTATGATACTTGGTTTTACTACACTTGCACTTTTTGTCGATGGTTTATTGAGAATGTTGGGGATTATCCCACCATTTATGCATTTAGATGTAAATATATTGGAGAAGATTGTACAAAGAGTAGAGACAGATATTTCACCTATCTTACAAAGACTTCCCCTAAGGTAATGAATTCAAATTTAAGTGAGTACAATCGTCGTATATTGGAGGAGGAATCCGAAGATGTAGACGATGAGGACTATATTGTACTGATACACACAAAGTTCAACGACGATGGCTGCTAAATAGGTTGAAGGAATTGGTGTCAGGATTTATAGGTAATGCCGTTAAGTAGACTTGAAAATTTTCTAAAAAATATACAGGGTAATGTTCTATACGTTAATCCTGAAGAATTAGATGCGACTGATGATATAAGCAACACAGGTAATTCTAGAACTAGACCCTTTAAAACTATCCAGAGGGCACTACTTGAGTCTGCTAGATTTTCATATCAGTTGGGTAAAGATAATGATAAGTTTGATAAGACTACTATTGTAGTAGCACCAGGTATTCATTATATTGACAACAGACCAGGTTATCAGATCAACACTGCGGGAGCAGTTACTGATGTCAATGGTTCTAGTCAGGCAATAAATGAATTCTCTATAGGTACAGAGTTTGATGTACAGAGCGATCAAAACGTTCTCTTTCAATTCAACTCTGCACACGGTGGTGTCATCATGCCACGTGGTACATCCATCGTTGGTATGGATCTTAGAAAAACGAAGGTAAGACCTAAGTTTGTACCAGACCCAGCTAACACCAACATAGCAAACAGTGCGATTTTCAGAGTTACTGGTGGTTGTTACTTTAGAGAAGTCACAATATTTGATGGAGATCCAGCAGATAGAATATTCAAAGACTACACAACATCAGTATATCAACCAAATTTCTCACACCACAAACTAACTGCATTTGAGTTTGCTGATGGTAAGAATGAGATAACTGGTAAGGGTCTAACTGACCTAGACATGTACTATGCTAAGTTGACACTGGCATTTGGTAATAGTTCTGGTCGTGCTATCCCATCATATCCTAGCAATACAGACTTTGAGAAGGTAACAGACGAATCAAGAATCGTTGGAGAACTATCTCAGGTAGGTGCAATTGAGATTGAGGACATATATTCAGGTGTAAACCCATCATCATCCACTGCTACCACAGTTGTGTCGGTTCAAACTGCTGAACCACATGATTATAACGTGGGTACTCCAGTTATAATAAGAGGCGTAGCCGGATCAGGTAACGTTAACGGTACAGAGTATGATGGTGTTCATATTGTTACTCAGGTATTGAGTGATACGTTGTTTACTTATAGTGTAACAACTGCACCAGCATCTACAGCAACTCCCAACCTGTCAGGTCTAGCCCCAACTGTTGCGATTGAGAGTGATACCGTAGCATCATCATCTCCATATATCTTCAACTGTTCTGTAAGATCAGTGTTTGGTATGAACGGACTTCATGCTGATGGTGCAAAAGCATCTGGATTCAAGTCAATGGTTGCTGCCCAGTTCACTGGTGTATCACTAAACAAGGATGATAATGCATTTGTAAAGTATGACTCAGTATCTGGAACTTATAAAGACCAAGCAACATTAGGAAGTTCTACTACACTACACACTGACTCGTTTGCAATACACAAACCAAGTCATGAGAGTTTTCATATCAAGGCATCTAATGATGCTGTGTTACAGCTAGTATCTACGTTTGCTGTAGGTTGTGGTAAGCACTTTATTTGTGAGTCAGGTGGTGACTCATCTATCACTAACTCTAACTCTAACTTTGGTGAGAAAGCGTTAGGTGCTGATGGATTCAAGTTTGATGCGTTCAATAAAGATGATAAAGGATATCTTGTCAACATACTTCCAGCACAGAAGAACTTTGCTAACGAAGTAAACTTTAACTGGTTGAAGTTAGATGTAGAAGACACAGTTGGAGCACCAAGTAATAAGTTATACATTAGAGGATTCAAGAACAAGGACACAGTTCCTACAGATAAAACCTCAGTATTTACTGTTGGTAACAGGATTGGTGAGACACTAAACCTTACCATCGCTGGTATCACGTCAACAGCAAATGTATTGATGACAGTTCCTAGTGGAGTAGGACCTTCTGGTCGAAAAATCCACAAGGTAGGCAGACTCGCTGGAATCAATAGTATAACAAGTGATGTTATAACACTACAAGCAGATCATAATCTATTTCAAGGTGAGTCAATCAAGTTCTTTAGTGATACTGGATCATTACCTGATGGCATAGAGCATAAGAAGACATACTTCGCTATAACAGCATCACTTGCTGCTAACCAAATCAAGATAGCAACAACTAAGAATAATGCACTAGCAAATAATAATATTGCTGGCGTTAACAACCTTGGTGGTGAACTAACTATCATTTCTGATGTCGAAAGTAAAGTGCCAGGTGATCCTGGTCACCCAATACAATGGGATGAGACTGGTTGGCACGTCAATGTAGACTCAGGTAATGAGTTACATACGTTTATAGTACAGAATCAGGCTGGTATTACACCTGAAACAACTAACGTATTTGTCAAAAGACAGGTTGATAATAGAAGAGATTTAGAGAAAATATATCAAGCAACTTATATAATCCCTGAGGGAGCATCAAACGCTGCACCACCACAGAATGGTTATGTCATACAAGATAGTGGTGCTGTCATAGATGATGATAAGTTCCAGAATGACAATGTAGACCTTGCTAGTGATACAGATCTTAGAACTGACACTAACATTATTCATGCTTCATGGTCAAGCAACGTTGGTATCATCACATCTAAGTTCCCACATAGGTTGAAGAGAGGTCAGACTGTACAAATCAATAGACTAAGATCACAAAATAACAGTGGTGGATTAGCAAATCAAGGATATAATGGTGTATTTGAAGTATTAGAGATCAATGATAAGAAGACGTTTAGTATTGGTATAAGCACTAATCCTGGCGGTATCTCAACTATCACCACTGGCATACCATATACATTACATAATAATAACGTTGTTGGATCAGGTCGTACGTTCTCTCCTTACTTCGTAAGAAAAGATTATGGTAATGCATATCAAATCTTCAACCATCAAGTAATTCAGGAGCACAGACCAGGCAGTCAAGATGGTATCTATAATCTAACTCTGTTATCTTACCATAACATACCTGAGGTATCACCATTTGATATTGGACAAAATAGATTCCCACAAAATATCAATGATTTGAGACCACGGGTAAATGTAGATAATCCAGTCGACGACCCAGAACCAACTAAATCATATGCTCTAAGAGGATTGATAGGTCAGGTAGAGGGTAGTGATCCTGCACATAGTATTACAAAAGAGAGTAGTCTTAATTTAATAGAAGACACTGGTGTTGGTATTGGATTGACCACTTCCAGCATTTCAGGAACAGATGTTAGCATCTTTACTGAGGTTGATCATGGATTTAATGGTATATTGAATCTTGGTAACATAACTGGTGGTACACAGTATGGAACTAACTCTGGTTCAGCTGAATTCTACTTCAGTGTAGATCTTGTTGGTGGTACAGGTAAGGGTGCTACTGCTGACGTAACTGTCGCTGCTGCTGCAACTATCACAGCAATTGATCTAGTCGATCATGGTACAGGTTATACAGTGGGTGATGTTCTTACTGTAAAGGGAATACCATTCATTACACCAGGTTCTGATTGTCAAGTAACTGTCACCGAAATCGACAATAATGTAGGTGATGTAATTCAGGTTGTTGGTGTAGGAAGTGATCAGTACAATGGTCTTAGTAGAATAACCAACATCACAGATCCAAATAAGGTGATGTTTGAGAAGACTAATATCTCAGTTGGATCTACAGGTGGATATATGTACCATGTTGGTGTTGCAACTGCCATCAATAATATTGTACATGATACTATAAGTGGTATTGCTACGGTCACATTACATAGAGACATAGGACTAAGGCGTGGTGATCAAATTGTTATTTCAGGTAACACAGGTGATAGGTCAGTATTCAACGGAACGTTCTCAGTTCAAGATAGGATTGGTTATGGATCATCAGTATCAGTCAAGATGGATGCTGGCACAGCTCCTGCATTCCAAGTAGGACCTATAGCACATGGATCAGGTATTGGTTTACGAGGAAAAAATAGAGGTATAACATTATATGGTGGTGTTACAACTAACCTAACATCAGGTCTTACTACCACAACTAATACATTATCAGTACAGAACCACTCCAAACTCAGAAGAGGCGACTACCTACAGATAGAGAATGAGATTGTTCGTATTACAAGCAATGCTACAACTTCTATAGCAAGGGGTGCATTGGGTACTAATGCTACATCACACCCTGCTTACGCTGCTGCGGTGAAGATCAAAGTATTACCAATGGAGTCAAGACGTCATAGTACGATCAGAGCATCAGGACATACTTTTGAATACATTGGTTTCGGTCCAGGTAACTACTCAACGTCACTACCACAAACTCAAACCAGAGTTTTAGATGACGATGAGCAACTATTAGCACAGGCAACTACCTCTAGAGGTGGTACAATTGTGTACTCAGGTATGAACGACAAGGGTGAGTTCTTTGTTGGTAGGAAGAAGATAGATGCTATTACTGGTGAAGAGAAGTCAACTATTAATGAGTTTGACGCTACTACAACCACTGCACTACCTAGCACACTGACATTAGATGAACTTACAGTCAACTCTAACCTTTATAGTTTGGGAAATTCAGAGTTTGTTGACATTGAATTGAAGGGTAATAGATCAGGTAACGTAGGTAATAGTGTAATCATCGGGGTGAATGGATCTAACCAGACTGCTCCTACTTCATCAACAGATGAAGTTATAATCAACACAACGTACGATAAGGGTGGTTATCTTGGTTGGGTAAGGACATCAGATTCTAGTCAACCTTGGAAGAAGTTCAGTCCAATATCATACGATCACACTGACTCTTATTCATTCGATAGAGTTGCAATTGGTATAGCTGAGAACACAAGCGGTAGAGTATTTGATGTAACAGGTGATGGAAGCATAGGTGGTAACATAACTGTTTCTGGTATTGGTACGTTCCAAACTGGATTGGTTGCAGGAAGTGCACAAATATCAGACTTGACTTCAGGTAGATTGGTATTCTCAGGGTTGAATGGAGAACTACAAGATAGTTCATCCATGGTATTCTCAGGTGCTACACTCACAGTCAACACCTTAGTGGTTCAGCAAAATGCTACGGTCACACAAACTTTACAGGCAGAGCAAATTACATCCACAGATGATATCAACGCTGCCGATGACATCACAGCAGGTGGAACAGTTACCGCTTCTGATTTTGTTGGAAATGGTACTATACCTATCGGTGGTATTATAATGTGGTCTGGAACAGATGCCAACGTTCCAAGTAACTGGGCTCTATGTAATGGAAGTAATGGCACACCTAACTTAGTTGATAAGTTTATTGTTGGTAGAGGTAGTGCATATGCTGCTAACAGCACAGGTGGTAGTGCAGACGCAGTGATTGTATCTCACTCACACTCAACTACAGAGTCTGGACACGAGCATAACTATGCATTTGCTTCAAGAGATGGAACCTCTATTGGCAATAATTTTGCTAGTAGCGGTATTAGTGGTGTCACAGATCAAGGTAACATATCTGAACTAGAACAGTCTGGAGGACCTGATGGTGACAGACTAGCAGCATACACTGCTGATACTGAATCAGTATCAACTGGACTATCAATTGATACACAGGGTGTTAGTGGCACTAATGCTAACTTACCACCATATTATGCTATCGCTTATATCATGCGTATTAGCTGATAAATAAACATATCAAGGAGTTCTTTGTTAAATGGCGACTGTCAATAAGAAATTTGCGGTAGAAAAAGGTCTAGAGGTCGGAGATGACGCTCTAGTAGTTGATGCTGACAATAATAAGACTGGTATTGGTAAAACTGATCCAAAATACGGTCTAGACGTAGCAACGACTGCCAATTTTGATGGCGTTCTGGCAGCAAATCAGGTTGGGATAGGTAGCACCCAGCCAGGTAAAGACATAGATTTCAATAAAGATGTTATTATAAGAAAAAAATTATTTGATGGCAATGAAGGTGCTGGTGCAAATAATAATGTTCTTATATCAGTTGGAACTGGTGTTTCGTGGAGTGCTGGAGCAGACATCCAGACAGACGCATCGGGATTACAAACTCAAATACAGTACAAAAAATCCGACGGAAAATTTGGTGGTGCTGACAATTTAGTTTATGATGACTCGAATGATAGGGTGGGTATTGGTAGCACCCAACCTGAGTATCTCCTTGATGTGAAAGGTAATGTTAGAATTGATGGTGTATTCCGTGATTCTAACAATACTGTTGGTGCTGGTGGGTCTGTATTAGCAGCAGATAATTCTGGTAATACACAATGGGTTGGAGCTGGTGCTTCTACACTGAACATATATTATGTTGCAGAAGATGGAGACGACACTGCTGATGGTAAAACACTATCAACTGCAAAAAGATCAGTCAAAGGTGCGTGTGGTGTAGCAAAAGCAGGAGACACTATTAGAGTAGCAGGAGGAATATATCCAGAAAATAACCCGATCTTCGTACCAAGAAATGTATCAGTTGACGGAGACGATCTAAGAAATACACAGATCATGCCTACAAATATAGGTCAGGATCTGTTTGAGGTACATAATGGTTCTTTGCTACAGAACATGTCATTTGTTGGTGCAGCAAACACAGCAGCGATGGTAACATTCCCTCCACAGGGTGTTGTCAATAGACATAGATGGAATAAAGACACAGGAACACACATATACAATGGTGGGACAGTAGCCGATGCATTTACGGTGACAGGTGGAGGATCTAAGCCTGTAACTGATGCGACTTATAATCCTTTGACTGGAGTTTTGGTACTAACAAGTGCAGGACATGGACTTGATACTAGCAATACTATCACCATAGGCGTAGACAAACTGTCATTTACATGTGATGCTGACAACCATGCTACCAGCCACACATATCCAAGAGTTGGAGATCCAGCACACAATACAGCACTTACCATATCATCATTTACCAGTGATACTATAACTGTCAATGTGGGTGCAGTGAAGGGTGTAGATAGTATAAAGGTAGGACCTAACTGGCATGCTGGTAATGCATTGACACCTACAGCAATATTATACGATCCAACATCAGGTGTTACCACTGTTACGTCCGCAGGACATGGTCTAAACAATTCAAACAGTGTAGGTATAGTAACATCATCACTCAACTTCCAATGTGAGCAAGACTATTTCGCTACTAATCATCCATATCCTAGAGCATCAGACCCAATAGCTGGTATATTCACTGCTATTACAGCACACACTACTGATACTATTACTTTCAACGTTGGTGATGCAGGAAGTCATGCAAGAATTGCTGGTATCATAACTCAGTCTCCATACGTCAGAAACTGTACAAACTTTGTACCTAACAGCATTGGTATGAGGATAAATGGAGATCATGCTGATGGTACTAAGTCGATGGTTGTTGACTCGTATACACAGTATAATCAAGGTGGTATCGGTGTTACTATATCTAATGATGGTTATGCACAGTTAGTTTCAATATTCACCGTGTGTGATGAGTATGCAATTAGTTGTACATCAGGTGGACAGTGTGATCTCAACAACTCCAACGCATCATTTGGTACATTCGGATTAGTTGCATCAGGAATAGGTACAGTTACTCAGACAGGTATACTTACAGCAACAGCACAAGAAGAAGATAACACAGTCACTGTATCTGGCATAACTGATAGACCATATTCAGGACAAGTATTTTATATTGGTGAGCAATTCAATGAGGTTATCAAGGTCAATGTAACAAATCCAGGATCTGGTTATACTTCTGCAAACCCACCTGTTGTCACAATAGGTGCACCTTCCGGACCTAATGGGTCTAATGCGGAGGGTACAGCAGTCGTGAGTGGTTTTGGTAGTATAACTGCTGTAAACATGTTCGCTACTGGATCACAGTATAGATCCACTCCAACAGTTTCAATCGCTGCTGGATCAGGGGTTACTGCAACTGCTACTGCTGTAATTGAACCTAGTTATTTTACTATAAATAGTGCGACACCTGTTACTGCTGGTGTTTCTACCATAACTATTGACCAAACACTTCCTGCTAACGTGGGCGTTGGGTCAACAGTTCCATTCGCAAGACAGTCTCTTATTCTTGCGTCATCATATACATTTGAATTTGTTGGTTCTGGACATACTATTCCAGCTGCACTACCTAGAAACGGTGGTGTTACCATTCCTGAAAATGAAACAGTATCTGAATTAGGAGGTAGAGTAGTCTATACGTCTACTGATGAGAGAGGAAACCTTAAGGTTGGCGATGGGTTCACTATCAATCAACAAACAGGAACCATATCTGGAGATGCTTTCAATAAGAGTATCCAAGCAACGCTTACCCCATTAATCATCGCTTTAGGAGGACAAATGTAAGATGGCTGCGATTCCATTAAATAAATTTAGAACGATTACACATACCGTGACAGACGCAGCAGTGGGTATTTACACTTGCCCTCCTGGTGTAGCGTCACTTGTAATATTCGGCAACGTATCTAACGTTGGACAGGGTTCATCTATAACATCATTTACTGTACAGCACAGTAGAGGTGGAGTGGATACTGAACTCGTAAAAGACGCCAGAATCCCACATCAAGATGCTATGTCATTCATTGATGGACGTCTCGTTATGGAGACAGGCGATATCCTCAAAATTGGAGGGGATAATAATAATACTATGAAGTGCATTATTAGTATACTAGAGAACGCAAAGTAAGATGAGATTATTATCTGGGCGAGTTGGTGTAACATCATACGCTGGACTATCCACACACAGAAAACAGACACCAGGTCTTCCTGCTTTCCTTGGATTAGAAGAGGCAGAACCTAATCTTGGACTGCCAGCTAATAATAATATGGTACTATACGGTACTGTAGAAGGCGAAAGATTTTGGGATGTTCCTTCAGGATCACCGTCTGGTAGTGTTGATGGTATAGAAGTACAGAAAGATGAGATAACTCCAACTGGTTTTGCTGGTTCGATTACAAAACTAAACTTTAAGGGTAATGGTGTTACTGTTACTCAGATGAAGTTAGACTTGGGTGGTGGTATAGAAGTTGGTATTGCTACCATGCAAATCAACAAGTCCACTAATGATGTAATGGACGCTGATGGATTTACGAGAGCGACAGGTATAACAACATTCAAAGTAGGTGCTGGTTTATCATTCTTCCCAGAGCCAGGTCAGTCAGGTATTGTAAGTATATTCTCTGCTGCTGATGCTAGAACTAATATACAGAATGAAGATGGTTCGTTTGGTTTTGGTAATGTTGGTACGATAAGAGTTGGTGCTGGTTTGACTGTAAACCAAGTATCAGTGGGTATCGCCAGCATACAGGTGAACGGACAGTTTGAGCATGTAAATGCGAGTGGTATTATAACATCAAGTCTTGGGTTCAAAGGAGATTTAGCCGGTGCTGGAGTAACAGCTACTGCTGGATTCACTGGCGATCTAACTGGAGACGTAACTGGAGATTTGACAGGAGATGTCACAGGTAATGTTACTGGTGATGTCACAGGTAGATTGACTGGAAACTTTAATGCTGCTGGTGTATCTACCGCAAATCAGTTCTTTAGTGATACAATACAAGCAACGGGTATTGTAACTACCTCAAAAGGATTCGTAGCACCTGTTGGTAGCTTCGGATTCTTAGGGTCACTCAATTCCGTTGGTGTATCTACTGTAGCATTTTTCAATGGAACAAATATTAATGTATCTGGTATTGCCACTGCTATTGGTGGTTTTGTGGCAGGTATTGGTGGAGTCGGAGGATCTGGATTCACCGGAAGACTAACTGGGGACGTTACTGGTGACATAAACTCATCAGGTGTATCTACTGTAAGTCAACTTCTTGCTACCACAGTCAACGCTAGTGGTATTATAACTGCATCACATTTCTATGGAAATGGTGCAAACCTTACGGGTATTGATGCAACTGCAATCCAAACTGGCAATACACGTGTACAGACTGCTGCACTGAATATAGTAAACTCAGTAAATGGTACAGCGAGACTTACGATAGAGACTGCTGGTACTATAACTGCGGGTATCGCAACTGCTACCACATTCTCAGGTTCAGGAGCATCTCTTACAAATATACCTGGCGGACAGATTACAGGAGCATTAGCAGCAGTTGATGGTTCGGCACTCACAAGTGTGATCGCTGATAAAGTCGAGTTGACTGCAACTAACACAACTTCTGCTGATCATTTCCTCACATTTGTAGATACCCTGACTGGTAATGAGGACTTGAGAACTGACACAGACCTCAAGTGGAATCCTGGCACAAATGTTCTCACTGCTGCCACATTCTCAGGTAATGCTACAGGTCTTACTGGTAACCCTAACGTAAGTTTGGGTGATGTTACGTTGAATGGTAATATGTTACCAGATGTAGACGCTACTAGAAACTTGGGTGAACCAGGNACACGTTGGCAAAACGTATTTACTGCTGATATGCATTTCAGTAATGTAGGTACTGGTGGTAATGATGTTGACGGAAGTGAAGGAAACTGGACATTACAAGAAGGTAAGGATGATATATTCATGATAAACAACATTTCGGGTAAGAAATATAAAATCAATCTAACTGAAGTATAAAGGGAGGGACACTGTACAACTCCCTAAAGTGGTACGTTATTATATAATTCATATCTCTTTATACTATGGTTGACGTAAAAGTCTACGATGGTCTAATCAGTGAAGACATGCANAGCTCAATGTATGATTGGGCACAAGATGTTAGCTGGTATTGTAAATGGATAGGCATGACCCATTTACTAGACNTAAAAAATAAATCAGGNAGAAAAGTTTCTATTCAGGAGTATATTCCCAATCTATCGGGTAAAAGTAGTAGTAAACATATATTAGGTGCTGAAACCTCAATAGAGGATATGATAGCACTATTCAGNTTTTCAATGTATAGACATCCAATCGGGTGGGATAATCANAGTACATNAGNTAATTGTAAGCAAGCATGGGATATATTTACGTCTATAAACAATCAAATATTTGATAATAGAGCAACACTGGATCATGGACTGAAGGAAGCAATAGCTGGTGTGTCAGGACCTAAAGGTTATTTTATAAACGGTCAATCATATTACGATAAGTATAATGCACCATATGATAAAGCTGCTGGAGGATTCACCTGTTACCTGAATGGTCGTTCCACTGACCCTATGAAAGATGATAAGATAGGTCAGAGGAATGGTCAAATGCATAAAGACAGTGATCCAAGAGCAAAAGATGATGACCCATACTATACAGTTCTATTCATATTGAATAAAGTATGGCAACCTGATTGGGGAGGAGAAATAACATTTCATAGTGATGAGGATACAGGTGCTACACACTGGAAACGTGGTTATAATATAGGATGGCCAGAAATGGTTGTTGGTAATAAACCGGGTCGTATCATAGTATATAAACATAATACTACTCATATTTCTGCACCACCACGCATTACTGCACCTGAAATTACGCAAAGACTAGCATTTAGAATAAAGGTCATATAAATAAGAATAGAAATACTTACGGTATAATAACTTATGTCTAGGGCAAGAGAACTAGCCAAGGTTGGTGGAAAGAATCAACAAGTTGTGGCGGGTCTTTCCTCACACGTTGGTGTATCAACTTTTGCTTCTGATGTTTTTATGTACAGTAACCTTGAAGTTACTGGTACGACTACCTTCAATGGAGGCACACTAACTTTAGGGGATGCGAACACTGATAATATTGTCTTTGGTGGTGAAGTCGATTCACATATTATTCCTGATGATGATGGCACATATAATTTAGGTTCAGCTACAAAAGAGTGGAACAATCTTTTCGTTGACGGTACTGCGAACATCGATGCATTACTGGCAGACACAGCAAAAATCGGAGACCTTACCGATAATAGGGTCGTTATTGCGGGTTCATCTGGGGAACTAGAGGACAGTGGTAATCTAACTTTTGATGGGTCAATCTTAACAACTACCAATGTAGTAGTAACAGGAGACACAGATTTAGGAAATGCAACAAGTGATACCATAACAGCAACAGGTCGTTTTGATAGTGACTTGACTCCTAGCACAGACGGAGCAAGAGACTTAGGACAATCTGATTTAGAATGGCAAGATTTATTCATAGATGGTACTGCGAAGATTGACACGCTAACTGTTGATGAGAATGCAACAGTAGCAGGAAACCTAACGGTCACTGGTAATGGCGTGATCAACGGTAACGTAGATCTAGGAAACGCAACGAGTGATACTATAACAGCAACAGGTCGTTTTGATAGTGACCTAGTTCCTAGNTCAGATAACGCTAGAGATTTGGGTGCTTCTGGTTTAGAATGGAAAGATTTATATATTGATGGCACAGCAAATATAGACACACTTGTAGCAGATACAGCAAAAATATCTGACCTAACATCAGGTAGAGTCGTTTTAGCTGGTTCATCAGGAGAGATTGAAGATAGTGGTAACCTAACATTTGACGGTTCAACACTAGCAGTCACAGGTTCACAAACAATAAGCGTGAGCTTGGATGTAGATGGACACACTGACTTAGACAACATGGGTGTCTCAGGTGTTGGTACTATAACTCAGTTAGTATCCACAACTGCAACAGTTGGTGCTGGACTTACTGTTACTGGTACGATAGACGGTAACGGTGGAGCAAATATCTCTGGAGCAGAGACAATTCTATCTTCAGCAACAGTTAGTGACCTAACAAACAATCGTGTTGTTATAGCGGGTTCGTCTGGTGCATTAGAAGATTCAGGCAACCTAACATTTGACGGTTCAACACTAGCAGTCACAGGTTCACAAACAATCAGTGGAAACATAGATGTAGATGGCACTACAAACTTAGATGCTGTAGACATTGACGGTGCTGTTGACATGGCATCTTCCCTAACATTAGCAGGGAATGCTGACTTCAACGGAAACTTAGATGTAGATGGTACTTCTAATTTAGATGCTGTGGACATTGATGGTGCTGTTGACATGGCATCTACGCTAACTCTAGCAGGGAACGCTGATTTCAATGGAAACCTAGACGTTGATGGTACTACAAACTTAGATGCTGTTGATATAGATGGTGCGGTTGACATGGCATCATCATTGACATTGGCAGGAAATGCTGATTTCAATGGAAACTTAGACGTTGATGGTACTACAAACTTAGATGGTACTAACATAGCTGGAGCTCTAGCGGTTTCAGGATCTGCATCAGTTGATAACTTATCACTTGATGGTAATACTATAACAACATCATCGGGTAATCTTACGATAGACTCGAATGGTGGTACTACAACTATCAACGACAACGCCATTATTTCAGGCAACCTGACTGTAAACGGAACGACTACCACAATCAATTCCACAACAGTCAACATTGATGACAAGAACTTCCAAGTTGCTACAGGAGCTGCTGATGATGCAGCTGCTGACGGTGCAGGATTCACAGTTGACTCTGGAGACGGAGATAAAACATGGAACTTTGAAGCAACAGGCGATAACTGGGGTTCTTCAGAAAACATCAACCTAGCATCAGGTAAGGTATTGAAGGTAAATAATACTTCAATATTGAGTTCTACAACACTCGGCTCATCTGTTGTAACATCATCACTAACAAGTCTTGGTACTATAGGAACAGGTGTTTGGCAGGGAACTGCAATCAATGACACATACCTCGGAACAATCGACAACGCAAATAAGGTTTCCTTATCAGCGTTGAACATTGACGGTGGTACAGATATTGGTGCTGCTTTAGTTGATGCTGACGAAATCATCGTTGACGATGGTGGTGGTGGAACAAATAGACGTTCCGACATGAGTAGAGTCAAGACATACATCTATGGTGCTATGTCTGGAGACGCTACCGCTTCATCAGGTGGTGCAGTAACACTTGCAGCATCAGGTGTATCTGCTGGAACAGTTGGTTCATCAACTGCAATTCCAATCATCACAGTTGATGCAAAAGGTCGTATAACAAACACCTCAACAACAGCAATTGATAGCACAACTATCGAGAATGGTTCTGCTTCAGTTGCAGTAGCAAGTAATGGCCCTATCACATCGACAGGAAACCATGACTTTACCGCAGGGATTGATGTTACTGGTAACATAACCGTATCTGGTACAGTGGACGGTAGAGACGTTGCATCTGATGGTTCAAAATTAGACGGAATTGAGAGTGGGGCTACCGCAGATCAGTCTGCCAACGAAATCTTGACACTTATCAAGACAGTTGATGGGGCTGGATCAGGTCTTGATGCTGATACTCTTGACGGTATCAGTTCTGCTTCCTTCTTAAGATCAGATACTTCCGATACATTTACTGGTACGTTGACAGTTTCAGGTAATATATTACCAAACGCCAACGGTACTCGTGATTTGGGAGCAAGTGGAACTCGTTGGGCAAACGTCTACAGTTCTGACTTGGACTTATCCAACGAAGCCAAGGGTGGAAACACCATTGATGGCTCTTGGGGTTCTTACCTTATCGAAGAGGGTGAGGAGAATCTTTATCTTACTAACAGAAGAAGTGGTAAGAAGTATAAGTTTATGCTAGAAGAAGTCTAGTATATTCCGCCTAAATAGTAACACAAGGAGATTAGAAATCAATGGCTCTATACGGTACTGGGTCAAACGTAAACCAAACAACCGACGTAAGTGCCGGTAACTACGGTTCTGCGTCAGCAGTTCCCATAATTACGGTTGATTCAGATAAAAGAATAAGTGCGATCAATACCGCAAGTATCGTTCTTGACGCTACGGTCAACGCTAACGCTAGTGTTGGAGACGTAGGTACATACGCATTCTTACAACAATCAGGTGCTGAGAACTCAGCAACTAACCCCGGTGCAACAGTAGCGGGATCATCACTACGTTATAGTGATGCAACAGGAAGAAAATCAAACTCAGCACCTTCGGGTAACTGGCGTTGCATGGGTTATGATTCAGGTGCTGCACTCGTGAACTCAGGTTCAGGTACTGGTTCTGGTTCGGGTTCTGGTAACGTGTCTGCTAACCCTAGTGGAAACTTATCGTTACAAGGTGGTAATGTTCAAGGTAATACCTCACTTGCTTCGGGTAATATTCATGGTAACTTACAGGGTAACTTGCAAGGTGGTAATGTTCAAGGTAATACAAACGTAAACGTCGCTGGTAACATACAAGGTGGTAAAGGTGGTTCGTATAACGTAAACAGAGGTGTTCCTACTAACCATTTGGGAGTTGGTGGTTCTGTAAACGTGGGTGGAGAAAACGTAGGTGTTGGTGGTAACGTGGCAACTGACCATTTATCAGTAGCTGGTAATATACCAACAGATAACTTGACAATCAACGGTACTGCTTCTGTAAACGTCACAGTGAACTCAGTCACAGTCAACACAACTGTTGCTTACAGTTCTACTTTATGGTTACGTTACTCATAAATACTACGGAGGCATAAAAACAAATGGCAACTAATTACGAAATAGCAGCAGCAAGAAATCCTAAGTGGTCAAATCCTGAGAAGAACATGATTGACTTGGAAGTTGATTTTGCTCCTCTTGACGAAGATTGGGTTCCTTATACTTGTTCTCCAACTGACGTTGTAGATCATTCGAGAACATTATATACAAATGCTCTAGCAGGGCAATATGGTACTATAGCAGATTATGAACATCATACGTTATGGACACCATATTACGAAGATAGTATTGAAGTTTCTACAGAAGGTTTAGTTCAGTTATTACTTGAGAAGGGAGTATTATCTGACGATGAAGTTGATAGTATATTGTTAGAGAAAACTGAGCATGTAGGATATTATCGTACCACAACTGATGGTGTAGACAAACAATGGGGTGGTGGAATGGCGTAACGTTGCGTCTTTTCTTTCGTTATGGCACAACAATCTGATAAATGGCATCATACCATGTCGAGGTATTTGGGTCAAAACCCCAATACCTCGTTTTTATTTGGAATTTTACCTGGCGTATGTCGTGAAGCAATAGGTCGTCCTGACTTTCTTTACACCAACCAGCAAGCATTTTGCACTGACAAAGTATATACATGGTCAAAACATCATCATGATAAGATAACCAGTAATAGATTTACTAAAGTACAGAGTTATTATGGTACAGCACCATTCCTGTGGGAGTTNGGTAGAGTTGCGATCCAAAACCAGCAGCGAGAACCTGAAGGNTCATTATTCTTTTTACCACGAGACGATCAAGTTACAATAAGAGACGAGTCTTATAAAGAAGTAGAACAACTACTTCAGGACGCTCCGAAGCCCCGATCCGTCCTGCTGCCGTGGCGGGCGTGTGATATATGGAAACAATGGGAACTTATTAAGATACCTGATGATTATACTATGATACAGATGAGTAATCCTATAACAAGACAAGAAACTCTTAGTAAGTTATTCCTGAATCACCAGCACATCTACATCCCATGGCCAGGCACTGACTTATACTATGGTGGTTTCTTACAAAGAGATATAATAATATACGATAACATAAAACAATATAGGACTAAACAAAAACATGAGATGCAGCGAGAAATGCAATTAGTCCTGAATCATCTGAAGTGGGGATATGATTATCTTACCAAGAAGCAAAAAGATTTTTTTGAATGGACAAGTTGCTGGGCTGACATTGACCCAGGCGACAGATCACACATGGTTACAACATTTCTTGGTCTTGATGTAATAAAAAGTCCTATGGTACTATTCAATGACTTACAAGAACATGGATTCTTGGAGCAGGAAAGAATTTTCCAGCAGCAGGAAATTTGGGAACAAGCATACGAGTGGATATTATCCCATAAACCAACAGGTTATAGTACAACAAGTAAAGGTAATAGTATGTTTGAGTTACTCTAGTCTAAAAAATCGTCACCTGCACCACGATCATCAATATATTTGTTTGCTCTAGGTTTACCAAAAAATAACTTATGATACTTTACACCCCACTTCTTAAGTTGTGCTTCTGTTCGTGATCTGCAATGGTAATCAGCCTCTGCTTGCTGAGATATTATATCCTGTGGATACCTTGAGGTACTATGAATGAATCCTCTTGCTGTCATAAGAAATATCGTATAACCTTTATCATACCATTCGTTTACTTTTGCAATTCTATCCATTCGAGGAACTGCTGACCACGGACTACCATCATGTGGTTCGGTCAATGTACCATCAATGTCAATACAGTATATGTCATCTCTTGACTTCGTTATATCGTCATAAGTTGTGCCATCACGTGACTCAACATTATGAGGCAACAAAGGTAGATCCCATCCGCCAGCAGCAATCATCAAATATATCGCAGACAAAGCATTTATCTCAAACTCATGGTAATATAAACTGTTTATAGTAATAGTATCAAGAACAGGGTGTTGTTCTGGAGCAATGAGCAGTACGGGGACACCAACTCTTTCCAACGCTACAACCATCGGACTATTGACACGACAAGTAATACCTATAATAAGGTCTGCATTTATACAAGCATAATCTAACCAATTCTTCTTCCAGTCTCCGTCTCCACCTAATGCTGTGGTATTGATAGCGTCAGGAGCAAAACAAAATTTGTTCGTGTGTCGATATATGTCACTCGCCATATGTTGAGCAATCGCAAGATTCCCACCAGTACCGATCAAAGCAATACGATTTGATTCTTTTAGATAATTTGCTCCTAGTTGGATTCCTTTTGCATTTGTAGCAACCATTCTACCTCTTGTATGTGCCAAGTACGATCAACTGCCCTTATCTTACCACATTTTAGGTCAAAAGGCACTACATCATATTTACCACAAAAACCAATCGTGTCTAAACCTTTCCAATATTTCACAAATGTCATGTCGAGATCAGGAAATGCTCTAATTGCGTCTATCTTATAAAGATACAATCCTAATTGAGTAACTATATTATCACATATAACATCACATTTTCTTTGCATGTGCATGACTCTATTATTATTTACTACCATCTTCACAACATCTTCGTCATCTATCTCTCCATCTTCCAACACTCGTGATGACTGTAGTACATCTATATTATTAGTGACACCATATTCTATCATTTCGTCTAACCATACAGACTTCGTCAATGGTTCGTCTCCTTGAATATTGAAAACAAAATCGGTGTGCAGATTTTGTGCAACTTCTGCAACTCTGTGAGTGCATGTATAATGTTTACCAGTAATTATACCTGTATATCCTTCTTTGTCTACAAGATCACATATAATTTCGTCCTCAGTAGCAATGAGAACTTCGTCTATAAATTTTGACTGTTTTACTATATCTGCTACCATCAACACCATTTCTCTGCCATTGATCTTGGCAAGTGGTTTGCCAGGAAATCTACCAGAGGACATTCGTGCAGGGATAACTGCTGTTATTCGTTTTTGATTGAAACTCATAATTTTATAATAGCATACTTATATATTCTTCGTGTGTAAATAATAATACTTATTCATACTTCGTGACTTCGTGTGACTATTCTATCACAAAAGAACACTAAAACATTATGGCATATGGCATTTACCATACCCGATATAGATGAGGGTATTCGTTGGTATTGTGATGTGTTGGGGTGTTTGTTTTGCCAACGGTTCACTATCTCAACTGAAGATAAGGGTAGGTCAAGCGGGTTCATAATGTCAATGGCAGGGCATCACATATCTGTCTTAGAGGGTGCAACATCAGTTCCACAACCTAACTCAAGATTACCTAGACACAATGGACTGGTATTCTTAGATAGACAGGAATACTTTGATCTCATCAAGCATTGCAAAGAACACCCTGAGATCAATGTAATTGACTCTAAGTACAATTTTCTTATTCCTAAGAAGATTAGACCAGAAGAAGCACACTTGCATGGACAAAATGTAAGATGTCACAGAACCACCATAAAAGACCCCTTTGACAACTGGATAGAGTTCAAGTATTATTCATATGAAAGTGAAATACACTCACAAAATTTGCATCAAATAAGGAAACATGGGTCAGACTAATTTTCGTCAATGGAATGAAGAACCAACAGAATTGTTTGACGAGAAATGGCAAACAGGTATGTGTGTAGAGTTCGGTCAAGAGGATAGACCAGAATATGGAATAATACGTCTCAACATGGGTTCATGTATGAGTATATTAGTAGCATGTGGTTCGGGGGGAGAAGAAAGACCTAAACGTGATGTGCATGTAATTATAACACCTTGCACTAGAATTATAGAACATGACGGTAGTAAACTATCAAACAAACTCAAATATTGTAGACATGACCAACATATGGAAGATACAAACGAAATGGCAATATCACATACAATAGAAAAGAGAATAGAAACATACCCACTAGAACCGAAATCATACTAATGTGCCAATAAAAATATTGTCACAGCATTGGTAGATAACCATTTGTATTTGCTATAATGATACTATAATCATCAGATACAAATGACTGTCAACATTGAAATCAAAGGCAACCTTGCTAAACTACTTGCGACAGAGAATCTATTGATCGAGCATAAGAATGTCGAAACAGCATCATTTGATGTTGAGCGTAGAGTTCTTACACTACCACAATGGAAGATCGACAGCGATTATGTATATGACATGCTCGTAGCACACGAGGTAGGTCATGCACTTCATACACCTAACCGTAACTATAAGTTAGAGGAAAAGTATAAAGATATTCCACATGACTATGTCAATGTTGTGGAAGATGCTCGAATTGAGAAGTTGATGAAGCAAAGATTTGCAGGGTTGAACAAAGACTTCTACAAAGGATACGAGGAGTTACATTCTATCAATTTCTTTGAAGTAGATAGTACTGAGATCAATGACCTAAAACTTATTGATAGAGTCAATCTATATTTCAAGATCGGTGCATATCTTTGCATTGATTTCAATGACGAGGAGAATCAACTCATTACTGAAATAACTCAAGCAAATACATTTGATGAGGTTCTTGACCTATCACTCAAAATGTTCCAGTTAGGTAAAGATCAAAAAGAATCAATCGACAATTTGCTATCAGCGAAACTTGTCTCAAGTGAGAAAGGTGCTATCAATGGCATGTCAGTAGACATCAATATTGATGATTCTCAAGATGACTCAAACAAGACTGATGATGACGATAATTCACAGGTACAAACACCCTCTAACGATACTGAAAATGGTCAAGATTCAAATGACTCATCTAAGTCTCAACTTGAGACACCAGTAGATAACGAGAGTGATGACGAGTTAGATGACGAGATACTTGCTTTACAGGGTAAAGCGGGTAATCATGGCAACATTGAGCAGTCTGACACACAGAAATCATTTGACGGAAATGTTCAGAGCAAACTCAATGATGATGAAGCAAGAGAAACCAACTATGTAACTATACCAGAATTGAATCTTGATTCAGTAGAAGTTGAGTTCGACCTTATTAGAGATAAACTAAACAGACACTTCATCACTAAAGATCACATTAGCGAAAATCATTTAGAATACTTCACTAAGTGTGTTGATGCTGAGATCAAGAGATATTCTGAGCATAAGAACAAGTCTCGCAAAGATGTCAATAATCTTGTAAAAGAGTTTGAAATGAAGAAATCAGCAGACTCATACTCAAGACAGGCAACATCAAGGACAGGTATGCTTGATATGAACAAGTTACACACATACAAGTATAACGAGGACATATTCAAGAAAGTTACCACTATACCAGAAGGCAAGAATCATGGTCTTGTATTTCTACTAGACTGGTCTGGTTCAATGCACTATCAGTTGAATGATACAGTAAAACAACTATTCAATCTTGTATGGTTTTGTCGTAAGGTTTCTATACCATTTGAAGTATATGCCTTTACAAATGATTCATACAGACTGAAACCCAACTACAAACAAGATGGTTACGGATATGATACACATAAGTTGCATCAAGTAGAAAAGCAAGGAGACTTGCTTATAGAGGGTGGTTTCCGTATGGTGCAGATACTTACATCAAATGCAAGATCAAGAGATTTAGATGAAATGATGAAGTTGCTATGGTTACAGACTCATGCTATCTCTAGTCACGATTTCGCACCAGAAAGTGAGTTCAGATTATCAGGTACACCACTCAATGAAGCAATTATAGCAAGTGGTCAGATTATCAAGAGACTCATCAAAAAAGAGAAACTACAAAAATGTCATTGTGTAATCTTGACTGATGGAGAGGGATTTCATTCCAATTACGTTGAGTATGGTTCTGACTGGGATAGTGAGAACCGCACTAGAATAGTTGATAAGACTAGATTTACCGCTAGAAATGTTTATCCCTCTGAAACAGTTATTAGAAAGGGTAGTAGAACATTCACAGGTGGTTACAATGAGTCAGAGTTCACATGTAGTTTACTCAATGCTGTGAAGTCAGACCTACCTAATACACAATTCTTAGGTATTAGAATACTTGAAAGAGATTACTATGGTTTCTACATGAGATATGCAAGAAAGGCATTTGAGACTTTCGAGGATATGAAGAAACAAAACAAGAAAAATGGATTGATTGATTTTACTACAGATACTTTCGATCATTGGTTCTGTTTATCAGGTAATAAACTCAGAGCAAGTGATGAGTTAGAGGTCAAAGAGGGTGCTGTAAAGCGTGACATATCAACCGCTTTCAAGAAAATGAACAGAGGTAAAAAGACCAACAGAGTCATGGTAAAACAATTCATCAATCAAATTGCTTGATGTGACAGTTCAAAATAGTGGCACAACATACTGTTATGTCACTTTCTTTATACTATAATAGAATCAAACAAAAGGAGATTTATGCCTACTACTTACGACAGCAAATTCCACATTGATAACATTGTGGAAAAATATGGTAACGAACTTGATGCTGATATGGTAAAGGCATATTGTGATGCTAACCCTATCGGTTATCAAACTATTACAAAATTCTTGAACAAGTACAAGACAAAGCGTGGTCATTGGAATGTGACTGTATCTCAAGCAAAGGCAAAACTTGAGCAAACATTTCAAGAACCAACATTTGTACAAGAACCAGTCTCAGTTCCTACAAATGTAGGACTAGGCAAAACTACTATTGATGTAGAGAATCTAATACCTGAGAAGGACAAAACATTTGTCAGGTTCGGTCAGTTCCCTGATCTCAAGAAAGTTATCTCATCAAAACTATTCTATCCTGTATTCATCACAGGTATGTCTGGTAATGGTAAGACATTCGGTGTTGAACAGGCATGTGCTGAGACAGGTAGAGAACTTATCAGAGTCAACATCACAGTTGAGACTGACGAGGACGATTTGATCGGTGGTTTCAGACTTGTCAATGGTCAAACAGTATGGCATAACGGTGCTGTAATCGAAGCATTAGAGCGTGGTGCTATCTTATTACTTGATGAGATTGACTTAGCAAGTAACAAGATCATGTGCCTACAGTCCATACTAGAGGGCAAGGGTGTGTTTCTCAAAAAGATCGGAGAGTATGTCAAACCTAAAGAGGGTTTCAATGTAATTGCTACAGCAAATACAAAGGGTAAGGGTTCTGATGATGGACGTTTCATTGGCACTAATGTACTCAATGAAGCATTCCTAGAGCGTTTCCCTATTACCTTTGAGCAAGAGTATCCTACAGTTCAAACTGAGATCAAGATACTCAAGGCACTATCTGAATCACTCAAGATTCCTATGATAGGAGAGCATGAGAAATTCATCAAACATCTTTGTGACTGGTCTGACATAGTTCGTAGAACATTCAAAGAGGGTGGTGTTGATGAGATTATCAGCACTCGTAGATTGACTCACATTATCAGAGCGTACTCTATCTTTGGTAACAAAGAGAAGTCAGTACAGATATGTCTCAATAGATTTGATGATGAAACTAAAGAGTCATTCTGGTCACTCTATACTAAGTTAGATGATACAGTTGAAACAGGTACAACTGTGCTAGACCCTAACTCAAATCAATTTGAGACAGCGTCTTGATAGATAGTAATACCTATCTACAAGACTATGGAAGATGAGATTATCTTCATTCCTGATGAGTCACTCGACATACAGTTCACACCTGATGTCGAGTACTCTAACGAGGAAGTCCGAAAGTTTCTTGAACTATTGGAAGATTGAATTGTTACGATTTCGTAACATTACTTGATTACTAACTCAGATCAAGTATAATGAACACATAGGCGGTCAAGGGTCATACTGGCAACGGTCATACTCTAACGTAAGTCCTATAAACACAATACGCATAATACATCAAATTATGAAAATCACAGGGTCAAGTGCAATTGCTGAAGTAAACTTCAAAGATGATTCTAATGTAGGTATCATTTATCACTCCTCTAAAGACAAAGAGTATATGTTCAAGGCAACTGACATAAACTTAGTTGAAAGAGAAGTTACAACAGCAAACTCTGATGAGAACCTATCAGTAGGTAGATTGATCGCAGGGTACAAAAAGTCTGGGCAACTCGCAGAGGTATAGTTCCAGTTTGAACAACTGAATAATACTATACAACAATTACCCCTGACTAAAAGTTGGGGGTTTCTCATTTCTAAGAACATGACAATGCCTATCTTACTATTATCATCAACATGTATAGTAGCATATTTGCTATACATCTTGAGAAAGTATAATCCACATACCTGACTGCATCAATGAACATTCCAACTTATGACTTTCCTCAAAGTCCAATATTGATTATTGGATTCTTTGGCATATTTTTCACACTTGTATTATTATACTTTGTGAACAGAGCATACTTTGAGAGTCCTTTGAACATGGACATATTCCAAGAAGAGGACAAGAGTAAATGATAACAACTCAGTCATTACATATAATCAAGGAAGAGTGGATAGGGAACTACATCACATATGATGATGTTATTCACAATAGAGATATTGACCCCTATGCTGACTCATCATTCAAACCTATCAAAGACCTATCCTCAAAACGTAAGGGTAGATTCTTTGAAGTACTCACAGAGGAATATTGTGAGAATTTAGGTTTTAGCATTGATAAACCTAAGAACTCAGACCACGATAGTATTATCAATGGTAAGAAAGTTGAGATCAAAGGTTCTTTTAGGTGGGTAGTTGATGGAGAACTCAAACATTACCGTTGGCAACAGATCAGACCGTCTCAGGACTACGAGGTTATGATCTTTTTAGCGATTGACCCTAATAATATTAGGTTCTATGGTGCTAATAAAAAAGAGGTTGCCGACTTTGTTACTGTACAGGATAGTGACGGTAACTATCCATATAACCAACATGGTGGTATGACTATGAACTCAGGTACATACCGCATTGACGGATACCCTAAAGATTTCCCATTTATGAGATCAATTACGGAGTTTCTATAATGAATAGAAATTCCATTGCCAATACAGACTGTTTACAATTCCTGAGAACATTACCTGATAAGTCAGTTGATCTTGTATTGACTGACCCCCCATACTTCATAGGATTTGACGGTGGTAAGGGGTGGGATTCAATATGGAAGAATGACGAGGACTATATCTCATGGTGTATGGAGTGGACTAGAGAATGTATTAGAGTGCTAAAAGATGAAAGAATGTTAGTAGTCTGGGGAACTCTCAAGACCGAAGCATTTTTACTTTATAAGATAGAACTCAATAGAACTCAGGGCATCACATCACAAAATGAGATAATCTGGTCTTACAACTGGGGTGGAAGATCAGACAAGAACTTTGCTCGCAAACATGAGTATGCGTGGTGCTATTCAAAGGGAGATAATTTTCTATTCAATGCTGATGATGTCAGAGTTGAGAGAAAGGTATCTAAGAACCTGAGAACAGGACAGAACTACACTAAGGGTACAATTCCAACGTGTGTATGGGAGAAGAATAACCACACAACATCTAAGGATTATTGTGGTTGGCATGCTACTACCAAGAATCTTGATATACTTCAGCGTATCATCAAGGCATACACTAACGAAAATGATCTTGTTCTGGACTGTTTCATGGGTTCTGGTTCAACTGCAATAGCATCTAAGTTATCCAATAGAGATTATATTGGTTGTGAAAGGGACAGAGAATATCATACTAGACTTATTGACAGAGTCAACAGTTATGATAGGATAAACACACTCTCAGCAATACTATGAAAGATATAATACTATATGGAGACTGTCGAGAGACTATCAAAAAAATAACATCACCTATTCAAACTTGTGTTACTTCTCCGCCATACTATGGGTTGCGTGACTATGGTGGAGAAGAGTCACAAATAGGTCAAGAACAGACCCCAGAAGAATATATTGACGAGTTAGTAAAGGTATTCAGAGAAGTAAGAAATAAACTGAATGATGACGGTACACTATGGGTCAACATAGGAGACTCTTACTATAACTATAGACCATCTAATAAAGGTAAGTCTTATGTCAAGCAGACACTAGCAAAAACAAGTCAAGACCTACCTAGTCATAGTAGTAAAAGAAATAATAAACTATCAAACTATAAAGAGAAAGATTTGATAGGCATACCATTTATGCTTGCCTTTGCACTTCGCAATGACGGTTGGTATCTTAGACAAGATATTATATGGCATAAACCCAACCCAATGCCAGAATCAGTCAAAGATAGATGTACTAAGTCACATGAGTATATCTTTTTATTATCAAAGAACAAAAAGTACTATTATGACAATGAAGCGATCAAAGAACCAGTCAAGCAAGACTGGGGAACAAGAAACCGCAAAAATGGTAAGTATCATAATAGTGGGAGTGGGTTATCTCCTCATAGTGGTCTTACCAAGTCTTATGACAGGAAAAATAAGCGTGATGTTTGGTCAGTAACAAATAAACCATACAAACAGGCACATTTCGCTGTTTTTCCCCCTGATCTGATCGAACCTTGCATATTAGCAGGGAGTAGAGAGGGAGACATAGTATTAGACCCATTTATGGGTAGTGGTACAACTGCTATGGTTGCTAAACAACATAATAGACATTATATTGGGTGTGAGTTACATGATAACTATAAAGATTTGATAGAACAACGTGTGCCAGTAGAAGAACCGTCACAAGTAATAGATAATCCTCTTACACAAATGTTATACTAGAACCATAAGCAAGGTTGCAAACACTCACAAGTGCTTTGGGATACCTACCTTGCTTGCTCATTACATTACTATTATGTCAAAGCAAGAACCCCAGTTACCTGAGTTACCTAGTAATAATCTTATTACTATTACTACAGATAACCACGTTGTCGAGACTACAAGACAAGACTTAGAGAAAGTCAAGTCATTTTGTGATGACAACAAGATCACTCTCGACTATTATATGTTCGAGTTCATGTATTACGAGGACGAACCACATGACAACCTCTGAATTTATAGACGAGGTTTATTTCCTCGCATGGGGTAACAATGACCCTTACACCTATGATATTCCTTTTGATAAAACTATCAACAAACTCAAGGAAGAAATGGGTTTTGAATACGATAACGAGGAGAATGACTTATGAAAACTTACACAGTTTCAGCACTATTAGAAGGATACAGGATAGAGGAGCAAGTTACTGCTGTTTCTATACATCATGCTATCAAACTAATACAAAACAAATACAACAATGCTCGTAACGTCTATGTACTCAACTAAACAATTATCAAGAGATCAGTTCGCTAACTTAGTTGAAAAGTGGACTGATTTATATGTCAATAACTTGACACCTGACCAACTCAGAGAACACGTTGCAGAAGATTTATTCAATACAATGTGGAATATGAGAAAATACAGTAGTGATACCGAAGTCTACGAGGAAATGATCGGTTGGGGTGGAGAGGACATTTTTGAAGTGTCTTACAAACATGCTGAGATAGTAGAACAACATGGGGGTAAAAATGCGTAGACGCTACACGTTTCAATGCCTAGTGGACGTCAACTTAGATGATGATGTACAGTTTCAGCATTTTGTTGAAGAGATACAAGATTATCTCACTAACAATTACACTAGAGAACCTAGAGTCATTGAGTGGAATTGTAAACCAGAACAATTAGTGTCACATACTCATGTTCGCAAGGACATGGACATATTATAATAAGTACTATGACAACAACTAAAGAATTACGTCAGTACGTCATTACTGGCACTAAAACATTCACATACTACAAAACAGTTCATGCTGAGAACATTGCTGAAGCACATTTATTAGCACATGAACCAAGTGATGACCCTGAGGACGATTGGACATGTCATTGGGATTATGACTATGATGAACCAACAAAAGATAATGGTCTTATGATAGTCACACACATTGAAGATGAGGGGGAAATCTAAATGAAAACAGTCACACTAACTGATGACCAAATTACAGTCATAAGACGTAGTTTGAAATCGTCTTTGAAATATGCTGATAGTGAATACATCAATGAAGTTGATGAGATACTAACCACACTCAGAGGTGCATTATGATAACACTCAATGAGAACCAATTACAACGTCTTAGAGAAACTTATGTTGACAGATATGTAAGTGATATGGACACTAAGACAATGATTCAATACATTTATGATGACATGTTAGCATACATGGAGAGATTACCACATGATGATGTTATTGACGAGTGTAAGGAGTGGTGGGGAGATTATTTTACTGAAATCATTGACGAGGTAAAAGAATGACTCAAGACTACCAACCTGAGGGAGTAAAATACACATACCCTGATGATGACCCATATCAGGAGAGCAATGAAATCTATTATAATATGGTAGATTTTTTAGATGACTCAGAGGTACATCAAATCTGGGAAATTGTAGGCAAGGCAATGGACAGAAATAATATTGTCACAACTGATAATGAAAGTCTATCAGTCAGGGTGTATGATGAACTTATTGACGAGGACTAACTCATGGACATCAAAGACTTTGACATTTATCCACTATTGTCATTCAGACAGAGGGAACAACTAACAGACATGTTATGTGAGGTTGTATCAGATCATGGTTATGATCTTGATACCTTTGACTGGAATATCATAGGTACAGGAGCAAAATACCAATGAGTACTCAAAGAACTATCACACTTTTAGATGAGTGTCATGGTATTGTTGATGAGCGTGATACTGCTCTCACACATGACTTAGTTGAGTGTATGTTTCATTTGTTAGACATACATCAATTAGAACAATTACAGGACATCATTACAAATCAATTTGCTAATGAGTATTATGACTCTATAATCAAATGAAAACTATTACCTACACTTATGATGAACTACACGCTTTTAGTGAGCATGTAACATGGTGCATCTATGAACAAGATCAACCAGTAGATGATAACTTAGAAAGTTTCATTCACAAAACATTATATGATAAGCAAACAAAAACTGTTGCTAATGATTATAATGAATGTGTTGACACATTATTGGACAGTATGAACAATGCTTGATTTATCACATTTCACTAGAGATCAATTACTTGCTTTGATGAACACCGTAGATTTTGCTATGGATAATGATGCAAGTTATGAGGAATATACCATTATAAAAAGTGGCACAAGTGATCTACAAAGTATAAGAGATATACTGTACAATAAAATCATACAACAACAGGGATAAAACCTATGTCACATTTCAACTCATCATTTCCTAACTCATCAAAACAAGTTGGTTCGTTTAGAGACACAGTAGGTAGAGAATATACCATACTTCGTGAACGTGTCAATGGTTACGTCCAATTCAACGTCAATGGTATGGTCTTTGACAACTTCCAAGAGGTTCGTGAATACAGAGACGATTTGCAAGGAGTTAGTGTATGAGACAAAATTTATACTTGAAACTGCTACGCAGACCGCCATTTTTCAAGATAGTAACCATTCGTGAAGAACTATCAAAAGTTAGTATTCAGAACTGGAATGAGATCAAACTTGATCTTGATAACTATTTCATTTGTAAAACAGCAAGTGAACAAGAAAACCTTATTACTGATTGATTATGAATTTACCTATCAATGCTTCTAAAGAAGAGATCACAACTGATATGATCGAACAGTTTGTAGAAATACAACTGGATAACGCAGATACTCAGTTCTTATATGAACTAGCGAAAGATCATTTATTGCAAGCGTATGAGACGCTATCTTATGAAGAAGTAAAAGAAAGAATAATCGCATTATACGATAAGGAACTGTGGTTAGAGTTGTTAGACAATGCAACATTTACCTACAATAGCAAGAATATACCAGAAAGATATTGAGTATGACAGTTATATTACTGTCTACTTTTTATAGACTAGGTTAGTAATAACCTTTATTATATGTCTATACACATCAATTATTATTATGCAAGTTTCATTAGACGAGCGTTACACACAATACTTAGAGTGGTGCGGTTGCCCTCGTCCTAAGTACACAGCACGTTTTTGTGATGATCTACTAGGATACTTTGATACTCAACAGGAAGCGATCAAAATGTGTTTAGAACACAGAAGAGAATCACTTATTGACATGGGGTTATTATGAATTTCATAGTAACCAATGTTGAATATGATTTCAATGACTCACTAAGTGAGATATATTCTATCTCAAAAGATGAGCAAGATCAAATTATTGCTGACACCTTAGGATTATGGACAGCAGATAACGAGGACGATTTGATAGAGGAAATCACTTGTGCTAGTGGGTGGTGCATCAAATCTATTGATTATGATATACAACTCAAGGGTGTGCCAGTATAAAAACTGTCTACTTTGACTTGTATTTCATGTCAGATCAATTATTATACTAAAAGATCAAACAATTATTCTTATGAACTCAGGCACTTCAAACTATGACCTAAACAATGAGTTAGAAAACTTCATTGATTATGTTTACTCATTTTATGGTCAGAATGACCCTGTTTATCCTATGAAATCTATTGTTGGCGATCTACCACTTGATAAGAGTGCTATTCTTGATGCCACTTATGAGTATCTCTCAACTATCAANAANAGAAAATCTGACACCTTTACATGGGGTGGTGGGGATTCTCTTGATAGAGAAAGAGTTAGAGATATTCTATTGAATAGTGGTTACTTTCTTACACACTTACAACATAAGGAGTTTTAGAGTGAACATTTCAGAAATTCAAAAAATCAACATGTTTGACAAGTATGTTATGAGAGGTGGTTTAGATACACTAGACACCTTTGAAACAATATGTCAAGAGGTATTGACTATGGTGGGTGTCTTTATGCCTACGGATAGTGATATGTTCAATGACGTGGTAACTAGCGTTATTAGGGATTCTATTAGAGGATACCCAACTGACCCTTATACACATAGGAATATAAAAAAATGAGAACATACCTTTTTAGAGATTATCTCAATGACAATAATGGTAAGTTTTTACCTATTCAAGAGCATGAGAGTGAGTATTTTGGACGTCATTTCTTTATTGATGTTGCCTTTGAGTTCATTACAGCACCCTCTTATAGAGACGGTGGTTATGATGAAGAGGGTTTACAATACGTTACTGAAATGGTACATGCGAATGGACTAGACGGTATTGACCTATCAAAACTATTTGACATTTATCGTGACCTGACATGGCAAGAAAACCACGATAGCAATGAAAAGCATAGTAGTGAGTTCGCTTCTTATATTGATGATGTTGAAAAGGGAAATATAGAATACCTATGACAGTTATATTACTGTCACAAGATTATTCTATTCCTATTCAATAGGCATTATTATAATAAAAGATACAACATTCATTATGAACACTCTTATCCTAAATGACCAACAATTAGAGTACTTACAAGATTTAGTGCTATCAGCATACTCTTTAGATGTTCCCGAACAAAAGGACTGGAATATAAAAGAATTTGATGGTCTAGTAGATGTAGTATGCGGAGATAGTGCAGACTACCTATAATATGACAGTTAGATTACTGTCACATAATATGCCTATTCTAAGTGAATAGGCATTATTATTATAAAAGATACAACATTACTTACATGAAACCTAATCAACCAACATTCTTATTCACATGTGTTACACCTGATACTACACCCGCATTTGTAGGTTCTGACGTGTATTCTAATGATCTAATGACTATAGAGGACTATTGCATTGCTATGGGCGAAGATCATGGTTACAGTTACGTTAGAAACAATGTGACTAATGAAATCGTATTCACACATGGTGCAGAATAATGGCATATTGTGACTTATGTGGGAACTTTGATAGTTCCCACGATTATGACAATAGCAAACCTATGGACGGTTTACCTGATGATAGTCTTTATTTCTACTGGGATTATCCCTTAGAGGAAGATTATGACTGGCGAGGTGCTGAACCCGAATGTGACTGTCTTTGTGAGATATGCTTCGATATTCTCAACTCAGAGGGTAAAATCAAATGGAAGTGTGCCAGTTGAGATAGTGTCACATTCGTCTATTGACTTTCGTGAACTATCGTCTATTATAATACTATAACAAACATTATTTTCAATGAGTAACCTAAACAATGATCTCTTACTTGAATCACTCTTTGAACAAGTGAAAGAAGAGAATCCAACATTATCTGAATCAGAGCAGATAGAACTTACAAAAACTTTATTCGAGGACATGATACAATGAATCAAGAGTACAAACCTACTACTGAGACTGTCAAGTTTTATGATGCTATGGCACTCTATTTTGATAACACTATCACATTTGAAGAATTTACAACTATCGTGGAGGGATTTAGAAATGATGAGAACTAGAACTGAACCTAGACAAGTGTTATCCTATAAAGATAGGAAATATTTGAAAATTGANACAAGTTATCGTGATCTCGNNTATATCTACTTCACTATGATAGAGGACGATTTTCGTTTATTGAACAAACCAATGTGACAGTTATCAAAGTGTCTACAAATCGTCCAATAGTCTAACTATTCGATTATTATGATACTATAAGCAATTCATTTTAGTATTATGCAATTTCAAATCGGAGACTATGTCAAGACAACTGAAGAGTTCAATAACTCTCAATGTGTTACATGTACTGGTAAGGTTATCGGTGTAGGGGATAACTATGCTATCGTAAGAAATTATGATAGTAATTGTGAAGAGTTAGACTTTATGAGTTTATATCAATCTGACTTGCAATTAGTGAGAGATCTTTGCTGATCTCTCATTTATCCTAATTAGAGAGGCGAAAGCGTGTATCAAATTATACATTACTTCGTCTATGCGTGTATGTGTGCATGTGTGTGCCAGCAATAAAAGTGTCTACTATTGTCACTATTACCTCTAATAAGGATTATTATANTATCAACAGCAATTTTTATTATTATGACTCTTTCAATTACTAAACGTGAGGTATTATCTCAAGTAAANTATAATCTCAAAGTTGAATCAATGAGACGTAANAACATAGGTCAAAAACCTATGAGTAAACTAGATAAAGTCTTTTATTGGTCAGATTTTACGGAAGCACTTTATAGAGATCAAATTATAACTGAGTCTCAAATCCGTAGATGGTCTAATCCTTATGAGTATCGTAACTACTAGGATAAACTGTAAGTAGTGTGACAGTTATATTTCCGTCCACTACTTACACTATTTCCTACAATTTACGTTTATTGTAAGTACATACAAAAATTTTTTACTACTCATGGAATTTGATCTCAACCAACTAACCAACAAATATATGTGGTCATCATTCTCAAAACCGTCTCAAGATACGTCTTTGCTTATGCGAATGAACTGTAACCAAAAAACTGGTAATACTGAGACTAAGGTTAGACAAGACGGTTCTAACATTGTAGATGTATTTCTACATGGTAACCTAATATGCTCATATGACCCTAGTAACTATGAGAATCAAAAGGTAAAGTTGTATAGTGCTAATTACTTCACTAAAACGACTAAGGAGCGACTAAACGCAATTTTATACTTACATACTAATGATACTGTAAGGATAAAGCAAGTTAGAGGTAAGTGGTTAGTATGTGATTCAAAAACAGATACGGAAATCAATTTCTATGAAGGTATGGTAATTTTTCAAAAACCACTAACACTTGATGATGTATCAAATGATACACAGTTAGAGGTAGAGTGGACAGTTGCATAAACTGTCTACTTTTTATAGACTTCTATAGAAATAACCCTTATAATGAAGTATAACCAATTTTATTTCAAACATGACAACACTAAAAACAATTCTACTAGATGCTATCAATAGCGATTTAGAGTCAAGCGATTATTCAAACAATGCTATTCTTGACAATACTGACTATAAGAACTGGACTGACTCAGAAAAGTTTGAATGGTGTTTTGATAGGTATATGGTAGAAGTAGGTAGTTATGAGTCCTTAGAGTACTGGTTTAGTGGTCTAGCACTTAGTTCAATTCCATTTACATATTATGAGATTGAAAAGTTAGGATTCAATTCTGAGACATTCTTCCAAGATTTATCTGACGAATTGCAGATAATTACAGGATATGATGACAGAAAAGCATTTTACAGCAGAAAGATACGTTCATAGGTATCAAATGATACCAGGCGCAGGTTAGTTCGTTTACTAACCTGTCTGTATCAAATTTTACACATCTTCGTCTATTATTTTACATCATGTTCGTCTATTCGTCTAAAGTCTTGCAATTACTAGGGTTATCGTCTATTATCCTAGTATGTTTATATGCTCATATTGTTTATAATATAACCCTATTATCTACATTATGATGTATAATAAAAAGGTATAAATAAATGTTTTTTATTTCTTTATAACCTTATGATAAATCTCTCATGTAATTGTACTCTTAGCGAGCATGCTATAAAAAGTCAAGTACATTTGATACAATGCTCAGAAACCCACACATGAGTTTTCCACAGGTTTTTCCACAGAGTTTTCCACAGGCACTATGATACACACACAGGTAACAAATGATACAAGGCACAACGATACATCAGCATGTATCAAATGTAACATGGCATGTATAATATGATACATTCAATATAATGATTATTTGATACCTTGTCAAGTACATATTATACAAACACAGGTAGCAAATGTTACACCGAGTTGTATCAAATGTTACAGCGAAATTTTCAAATTTTTGCTAGAATGAAGATAGAACCTTTTTTTATAAAAATAAAATATGGCAGGGTCGGTGTCGAACATTTTATAGATCTTACCCCAGATCTCTTTCCTCTATTATAAAGGATTTTTCAAAAACCTGCTGTACATATGATACAACTTGATGTGACGAATTATACAAACTCATGTATTTTTGAATACGGTGTTTACCTGATGAACATGGTATCATAAGTACATATCAAATTTTTATTATGACTTACTTAGAATTTCAGCAAACCGATTTTTACGCNTGGCATAAGAACTGGTATTCNAATTCTCCACTATGTGTGAATATAGAAGGTATGATGCAAGCATTATATTGCTTATCCTTTAGAGATGAAATGATGAAACACTTTGAAGAAAATCCTAAAGGATATGGTAAAATTACTCATACTACATCACTCCCTAGATTACATAAGTAATAATCTGGCGGTATCTATTAGACCCTCTAGTTGCTAGATCATATTCTTAGATACATAAGTCCAGACCAGTCAAGTACATATGATACACCGAACAGTATCATATGTACTTTACAAATTCTAAGATTTCATGGTAGAATGGAGATAGAACCTTTTTTTATATAAAAAAAATATAGCAGGGGGAGTGACGAACATTTTCTTGAGTAGTCTTACCTCAGACTCTATACATCTATAATAGAGGATTTCCAGAAATTTGTAAAGTACATATTATACAATCTCATGTAACAGAACCAATCAAAAAATTGGCACATTGGGGGTTGTGTAGATTTGAAATCCAGACTAATATAGGTACATATAAAACATTATTTCTTTTATTATCATGTTCGGAACAGCACCAAACACTTACAACATCAACACTAATTTCCATGATGTTGAGTTCAAAGTTTCTACTAAGGACTGTTTGAGAGTAATCAGAAACAACCCTAAAGGAATCAACCTAACTGAGATAGTAAGAACTCTCAACCCTGATTTTGATTTCAACCTACTTACTAAGCATAACTTCGCAAAGGCAATTCAACCTTTAGTCGTGAATAGACAAGTGAAAGCGATTATGTCCGCATCTGGTAAGCGTGTNCAAATGTACAAACCAGTGAAACCAAGCAAGCGAGTAATCTTCAAACAGTTCATAAAAGATATTACTGCATAGTAATATCTTCCAGGATTTGACAGGTGGGTTCGTTCCGTTTACCCACCTCTGTTTTATAAATCATGTAACACAGTTCGTCCCATCTGTCAACACCTCAAACCTCACACCCTCAGGTAGCATTTTATACAGTGTATAATTTGTTACCTTTTTTTATTGATGTAAGCGTTGCCTTAGCTAATAAGTACCTTCTTTCTAACCTACAAACCTTAACACGAACGAGAGGTACCGAGAAATGAAAATTTTTTTCCCNTATAAAAAATCCCCCTTTGAGTTTTTAAAAAGCCTAGATACTCTGTATCGTTTCTCAGCGATCTCTATCTTATTATAACTTTGAAGACATGATGCTATTCA